GAAGCCCACCAGGCGCAACAGGGGCGGCAGAAGTCCAGCGCCGCTCAGAAGGCGTGGCAGACCCGCGCTGACGCCCTTGACGCCCGGCTGGCGGAGCTTGAGACCAGGGAGAAGGTTGAAGCCCGCATGGAAGAGATCAGGACCGGCCGCACCTACGATGAAAAGTGGGTCAAGGCGGACACGGCTGGAAGGCGGAAGATGCTGACCAACGCTGGGGCACGGCTGGATGTCTTGGCCGGTACCGCTGGGGGTTGGCGCACGCTGGACGAACGCCGGGTATCGCTTGAGATCCGTGACCCGTTCTTTGATGCGGCGGCTGATGCGCTCATGGCCGTGAATGATGAGGTGGAAGCCGAAGCCCGTATGTAGCTCAGTGCAATCAGACGGTGACAGTGTGTGCATGACAAGCGGAGTGGTGGGATGAGAGACAAGACGAATGAGGAGCTTGCCGCTGAGGCACGGGCGTACCGGGCTGGCATGCGTAAGTACAAGTGCGCTGTCTGCGGCATCCGCATTGGGCAGGAAGACGGGGGACTGTGCGACACGTGCCAAGAGTGCGTAGACGTGCTGGGCGGTCTGGAAGGGCTCAAGAGGGCCGTTCGGGCTGTGCGGTATCTGACGGCTGAGTGATCTGAGTCACTGGGGCGGGTGCTGGCTTCGGCTGGTGCCCGCCCTTCGTGCGTTCAGCGTGCATGAGGGGGCTGAGTGCCAGGCTTCTAACACCCCATCTGACCTGCATAAATGTAGGAATGTAGTTTCTGTATCACTCTTCATAATCCATAAGGGTTTCTATAGGGATTCAGAGACCTCACTCACTTCCTACATTCCTACACAGCGCCCCAGGATCAGGCCCGGCGGGTTGGCATTCGACTCACTAGATACATCTTGAGGGCAGGGGTTTCCCGCGCACGTAGAACTGACTCGAAGGTCCGGCGGACAGATGGACCCTGCCCCTCACATGGCTTCGCCTTCCCTGGCTTCTCTCCCCGGGTTGCAAGGCGAAGCCGCTTGCTTCGTTGGCCTAGTGGCTTAGGGCAGCGCCTTGTCAAGGCGAAGGTCACCGGTTCGAATCCGGTACGAAGCGCTTGCCGCATTAGCTCAGTCTGGAAGAGCGCCCCCACCATGGGCCCATGGGTGAGGGGAAGTCCTTGGTTCAAATCCTTGATGCGGCACTGGTGCTCACAATAGGTCCCTGACCGGACCGACGATAAGCACCCTGGGTGAAACCGGCTCACACTGGCTTGCTAGTCACAAGCAAAGTGAGCGGCGAGTAACCCTCAATGTCACGTAGCTCAATGGGCAGAGCGCCGGGTTGTTACCCCGGGGGTTGCTGGTTCGAATCCAGCCGGGACAGCGATAGGAAGCGCACGTAAGTAATGGTTCAGGGTGCGCATTGGCAATGGGTGATAGAGGTTCCCTTGCCGCCTAGGTCAGTAGCTCAATTGGTAGAGTGTCCGGCTCTTAACCGGGATGCTGTGGGTTCAAGTCCCACCTGACCTACTGCGGGGCGTTGCCGGTAATGCCCTGCCCTGCCGCTGTGTAGACGGAGCCCTGAGCTAAAGGGGAGACCGCACAGCGTGCCCGCTGGTGGTGGAACGGAAGACACGTCCGGCTTAGACCCGGATGCCTTACGGCGTGGGGGTTCGAATCCCTCCCAGCGGACTTCGCCCCCTTAGCTCAATGGGCAGAGCACATGTCTCGTAAACATGGTGCGGTGGTTCGAATCCACCAGGGGGCTCAATCGGCACCTACGGATTTTCGGAGGTGACCACATGCCGTCTAGGCCGCGTAACCCGTGCTCTGTGCCCGGCTGCCCGGAGCTTGTCTCTGGTGGTCGCTGTGAGGCTCACAGGGCTCAGGACTGGCAGATACGCAAGGAGCGTGGGGCTGGCCAGTATGGGTCTACCCGCTGGCAGCGCATACGTAAGGCGTACCTGTACGCGCATCCCTGGTGTGTGCTCTGCACTGCACAGGCCACTGTTGCTGACCACCACCCCCTATCACGCCGTGAGCTGATAGCCCGGGGTGTTGACCCTGATACCCCCACCCACCTAAGACCCCTATGTGCCCCCTGCCATAACAAGGAGACCGCCCGGCATCAGCCTGGTGGTTGGCACGCTGAGAGGAGTAAGTGAGTGGCAAGGGTAGAGATCCCTGTTGTTGCTGTCACACGTGATGGCACTGTCATGCCTGATGCGCTGGTTGGTGACACGCTCAATGGTCACACGCTGCCTAATGATGGTCGCGTTGGTCTGATCGTTCGCAACACAAGCGTTGACACTGCATACAACGTGACCATCAGCTTGACCAGGACCGTGGACGGGCAGCCCGTGACACCACGCGTGGTCAGTGTGCCTGCCAACACGTCTAAGGCGTTCGGTCCGTTCGCCCCTGGTGACTATGGGCAGGCCGTTGCACTGGATGTTGACAACGTGTCGCTGACCTTGCTGGCCGTTCGGGTGACCTGATCGCGCTGAGTGACCACCCACCTGGGGGGTGACCCCCTCCCGTGCCCACAGACACTCGGCAGGGAGGCAAAAAGCTAGCGCCGCAACCTGACCCGTTTGCGCGGGATGACTGAGCGTGAAGGAGGTGCCCTCATGGCCGACCCACTACGGACGAAGCCCGCCCTACAGGTGGTCCGTGAGGGCAACCCCGGCAAGCGCCCTGTCAACCCCGGCATTGTGACGCCCCCGGCTGAGCTGACTGAGCCTGACTGGGCTGTTGTCTTCCCGGGGTCTGCCGCTGGCATCAAGCGTTGCCGTGAGGTGGCGTCCGCTGAGTGGTCCCGGGTTATCCCAGTGCTCAAGTACACGGCCGGTATCGGCGCTGTTGACACTGTGGTCCTGACTGACTATTGCGTCTGTGTCGCGCGCATTGACCAGGGTGAGCGTTCCTTGTCCCGGGATGGCGTGCTGATGCAAGGCGAACGCGGCTGGCAGAAGAACGGATGGACCACGGTCCTAGGCCAGTACCGCTCACAACTTGCCCGCTATATCGGAGAGCTAGGACTCAGTCCGTCTGCCCGTGGGCGCATTCAGCCGCCTGAGAATGGGGGAGACGATGACGGGGACGTTTTCGACTGAGGCGCTAGACGCGCTGCCGGTCCCGTATGACGCGCTGATTGAGCTAGGACTTTCGCCCGAAGAGATTCAGGCAGCGGCTCAGTCTCGCCCCCTGGTGCTGGCCATGCAGGCTGACAAGCAACCGGGTGCCTACTTCAACGTGGACGCTGCCCGGCGTGCCATCAAGGCCACTGAGTCTTTCAAGCACACGAAGGGCAGATGGGGTTCAAGCCCCCTCAAGCTAGCCCCGTGGCAAATCGTCTGGGTTATCGCCCCCGTCTTCGGGTGGCTGTGGTATGACCCGGAGATTGAGCGGGAAGTGCGCGTGATCCGGTCCGTCTGGATTGAGGTTCCGCGTAAGAACGGCAAGTCAACCCTGTCTTCCGGCATTGGGCTCACGCTCCTGTTGGCTGACCGGGAACACGGTGCGGAAGTCTACGCGGCGGCTGGTTCGCTGCCACAGGCTGAGCGCGTGTTCGATGACGCTAAGCGCATGGCGCTGACTTCCAATGCCGTCAAGGGACGCGTTGAGGTCTTGCGCGGAGTCATCCGGGTGCCCCGTACTGGTGGCGTCTTCCGGGCGCTGTCCAAGATTGCCGAGACTGCCCACGGACTGAACGTGTCCGGGGCCATCGTTGATGAGGTCCACGTTCACAAGAAGCGTGACCTAGTCGACGCTATCGAGACCGGTACAGGCGCACGTGATCAGCCATTGGTTGTCTTCATCACTACCGCTGATGAAGGCGAAGAGGGTTCGATCTATGACGAAAAGCATGTCTATACGCGTCGCCTATCTGAGGGCGTCATTGATGACCCTGGTCACTACGGGGTCATTTGGGCAGCGGAAGAATCTGATGACCCCTTTGACGAAGCCACCTGGTACAAGGCCAACCCTGGTCTAGGCACCAGCCCGTCACTGGCGTACATGCGCCGTGAAGCCGCTAAG